ACCGCGGCGATCCGTGACCGGTTCGAGACGCCGAATGTCCATGTCGACATCTTCGACCGCCACCGGGTGATCCTCGATGGGGAAGAGTGCGAACTCGTCCAGGTCGCGGTCTACCGTGAAGGGCGGCCGGAGGACACGCTGGGCTTTGATGCCAACAGCACGCTGGCGCGCCGGATCGTTAAACCGGTGTTCGAGGCCGCATTGACCTATGAGGCAGCGACCGGCGTGATCGAGGTCGTGGCCAAGACCCGCGAGGATCGTATGGATCTCACGCGTTTCATGGCGCGGGATCTGCTGGGCATCACCATTGATGAGCACCATACTTTGCCGCTGCGCGAATACGATCTGAGAATGCTTCTGCAACCCTTCGACTTTCCGACGGACCCGGCCGACGGCATCGCCAGCGTGACGGTCAAGGAATTGCGGCTGATGGATCTCGGGGATGCGAAAGAGCGCATCACGCTTGAATCCATGTCGGGGGCGGACCGGACGATCTGGCAGATGGCAGAACACCGCATTGGGCTGGATATTGGCGGCGGTATTCATGTGTCCGGTTTTACAGGCGAGGTGCCGGAATGGGTGATCACCCGCGCGCGCTTCACGATCAAGTTCCACCCCGGCCCCGAAGGTGGGCGCGGCAAGTCTCTGGCTCTGACTGTGACCATGCCGCACGGCTGCAATCTGAAGGACATGACGCCACAGGAACGCCTGATCGGCGAGAAATACCTGCGCCTCTGGGGCATCCTGAAAGACGACACCGACGACGGTGATGTTCTTGAGTAAGCGGGCGATCGACCTTCTGCTGCGGGCCATGGAAGCCCGCAGCATATCTGTTCAGGGCACGACGCTGCACCAGGTTTCGCCACGAGCGACCGAGATACTGCTTGAGGCCAAACTTCTCGTTGCTGGCGGGCGTGTTTCGGTCGTTGCCGCGATGGATGACTACGAAGACGAGCCGGTCGAGGTCACCTGGTCGCCAGTGCTGAAGTCATATGGCTACCACGACAGCGTAGGCCGTTGGATCCAAGTCGATGAGCAGGAGATCGCGGCCTATCGCGTCGACTATGGGCTGGCTCTCGCCAAAATGCTGGTGTTGTTCGAGCGACAGGGGCCGCCGGGACCGCAGCCACTGATCAAGGATCAGCTTTGGGATGTTGGCACCATCAGGCTTGCAGGCGCCAAAACCCCTGCGCCTGTCTGGTTTGCGCGGCGTCTCGGCGATCCCGCGGCCTGGGCGAGGGTCGAGGGGCTGTTCGAGCGCAGGCCTCCGGTGGAAGCCCGCATCATCCTGACGTCGACGCTGGGCGATCGCATTCCGGTCACCACTCACAAGCGCAATCACGTCATCAGCGTGGCAGACGTGATGGGACCCGGCAAGCTCGCGATCTCGCCGCAGGTTCTGCGGTCACGGGTGTTCCCGGGTCAAGTCCAGCGCCGTTTCCCGATCGACCATTCGGATGACTACGGCATTGTCTGGCTGCGGAACGAAACCCTTACTTTCCGTAGCGACAAACAGCGGCAACTGTTGGGCTTGCTGTTCGATGCATACTGGTCCGGTTCGCCTGAGTGTCGGACAGCCGCCGTTCTGTTTGAAGCCGGTTACAAGGACGGTACGAACGCCTTCGCAAAGGTTTTCAGCGGCCGTGACGATTGGCGTTCATTTCTAAAGTACGCCGAAGGAAACTGCTGGATCGAGCCCTGATCCAAGGAAATCTTGCGATGACAAAAGCCGTCCTCCGGGGCGGCTTTTTGCTTTTGTGGCTCTCCTACCAGTTCCCCTACCGCACACCTTCCTGAGCCCTACCACCCCCTCCGCCATGTTGATCCCGCAAGTGTTCGCAAAAACCCGAAGGAGGTTCACATGGCGCTAAGGCACCTTTCCCAGATCGAGCTGGCGGCTCGCTGGAACATTTCACACCGCACGCTGGAGCGTTGGCGGTGGACGGGTGAAGGCCCGAAATTCATCAAACTCGGGGGGCGGGTGATTTACCGGCTCGAAGATGTCGAGGCTTTCGAGGTCGAGCAGATCCGCGGCTCGGACCACGAGCCCCACCGCCCGATGTCGGCGTAAGGGGGACCAACATGACAATTTCTAACCACATCACACTGGCCGATATCCACCGCATGCCGGTTGGCCAGGTCGCGGCACTGCCCGCTGATCAGCTGGCAATGCTGAAGGAGACGGCCGATCAGCAGCTCACCCAGGCCAAAACTGTATCTGATTGGCTCGATGGTGCCATCTCCCTGAAATACGCCGAACGTGCAGCCGAATGCCGTCATGAGGCGGGCAAGGACACGGGCACGATCCGCTTTGAAGATGGCGAAGTCACCGTGATCGCCGACTTGGCGAAACGGATCGATTGGGATCAGGCGAAACTCGCCCAGATCGCCGAAAACATCGCATCGGCTGGCGAGGACCCGGCCGAGTTCATCGAGACCACGTTGAAGGTGTCAGAGCGCAAATACACTGCACTGCCGGAGTCCTGGCGCAAGGGTTTTGAACCCGCGCGCACGGTCCGGACCGGCAAGCCCAAGTTCCGCCTGTTGCTGGGCGAGGAGGTGCGCTGATGGCTATTTCTCTCGCATCTCTGCGCACCACCTCGGTGCTCCAGCCGCCGCGCATCCTGATCCACGGGGTTGCCGGGGTCGGAAAATCCACCTTCGCGGCTGACGCTGGCGCGCCGGTGTTCATTATGACCGAGGACGGTCTCGGCAAATTGCAGGTCCCGCATTTTCCATTGGCGACCAGCTATGTTGAGGTGGCGGAAGCGCTCGACGCCTTGCTGGATGAAGATCACGGCTATGGCACCGTCGTGGTCGACAGCGTTGACTGGTTGGAGCCGCTGATCTGGGCTGAGGCCTGCAAACGCAACGGCTGGCAGTCGATCGAAACCCCGGGCTTTGGCAAAGGTTACGCCGAGGCTCTGACCGTCTGGCGCGAATACCTCGATAAGCTGAATGCGCTTCGCGATCAGAAGGGCATGGTGGTTATCCAGATTGCCCACACCGACATCAAGCGTTTCGACAGCCCCGAGCACGAACCCTACGACCGGTATGTGATCAAGCTGCAGACCCGCGCCTCGGCGCTGCTGCAGGAGCATTCCGATGTGGTGCTCTTCGCGAACTACCAGATCTCGGTCGCAAAATCTGATGTCGGATTCAACAAGAAGGTGACCCGGGCGCTCGGGTCTGGTGCGCGTGTCATGCACACCGAAGAGCGTCCCGCCTTCCTCGCCAAGAACCGTTACGGCCTGCCGGACACCCTGCCGCTCGAGTGGTCAGAGTTCCTCGCAGCCATGCCCCAACCTGAATAATCCGCACCTGAAAGGATACGACCATGGCACGTTTTGACGCCGCATTTGATGCCTCGGGCATCGAGCCCACCACCGCCTATGAGCTGCTGCCCGCAGGCAAATACAGTGCCCAGATCGTCGAGAGCGAGATGCGCGTGACCCGCAACGGCATGGGCCAGTTCCTCTGGCTGATGCTGGATATTCTGGATGGCCCGCACAGGGGCCGGAAGATCTTCGACCAGCTGAATCTGGTGAACCCCAACCCGACCACGGTCGAGATTGCGCAGCGGACGCTGTCGGCGATCTGCCATGCGACGGGCAAGATGCAGGTCAGCGACAGCGAGGAACTGCACCTCATCCCGATGACGATCCAGGTGACGGTGAAGCCGCCCAAGAACGGCTACGGGGAGAGCAATGCGATCCGCTACATGACGCCGGAACAGGGCACGGCCGCACCGCAAGCGGTGAAGAAAGCCCAGACTGCCGGGGACTCAGCAGCAGCCCCGGCCAAGATGGCCTCCGCTCCCTGGAACAAGAAGGGCTGATGCTCCGCGCTGCTCCGCCCTTGTTCGCCGGGGCAGCGCCCAAACACATCTGAGGATATTTCCATGACTGATCTGACCAACGCGGCCCCTGTGGCCGTGATCAGCCCCGGCTTGCCTGAAGACCAGCGCCGGTTGATCGAACTCGACGACGATATTGCCAAGATCCGCACACAGATCGCGACCGCCGATCTGGCACGCCAGCGGTGCCAAAAACCCATCGACCCCGACTGGTTCCACCGGGCACGGACTGCGCTGCGCCATCTTTGCCGCGAACGGGCAGAACTGCTCGCGAAAGGCACCGGCCGCCGTCGCCGTGAAAAGCTGAAGGACGCGCTGCTTGACGTTCTGCGTGACCGGCATGACCCGGAGACCTGGAGCGGCATTCTGGCCGAGGCCCAAGCCCGTAGCGAACGGGAGGGCTTGTGATGGCTGATCTTCCCGCACCACCCACGCCGACACTGACGGCGATCTATGCGTCTTATGAGGCGCGGCAGGGCGATGGCTTTCGCGATCACCTCGGCGCGTCGATCATCGGTAAATCCTGCGCACGCGCGCTCTGGTATGATTTCCGCTGGGTGACGCCTTCACACCATTCCGGCCGCCTGCTGCGTCTCTTCGAGACCGGCCAACTGGAAGAGGACCGTATGGTCCGCAACCTGCGCGCCACCGGTGCGACGGTGCTTGAGGTTGATCCGGACACTGGCCGCCAGTTCCGTGTCGAAGCCCATGGCGGTCATTTCGGCGGCTCGCTCGATGGTGTCGCCCTCGGGCTGCTTGAGGCCCCGAAGACCTGGCACGTGCTCGAGTTCAAGACGCATTCGGCGAAGAGCTTTGCCGACTTGATTGCAAAAGGCGTGGTGCTGTCCAAGCCCCAGCACGCCGCGCAGATGCAGATCTACATGCACCTGACCGGCATCACCCGCGCGCTCTACGTCGCAGTCTGCAAAGACACGGACGAGCTGCATGTCGAGCGGATCGAAGCCGATCCCGCCATGGCTGAGCGGCTCCTTGAAAAGGCCGGTCGGGTCATTTTCGCCCAGCATCCACCCGTGCGGATCAGCGAGGACCCGGCTTGGTTCGAATGCCGGTTCTGCGATCACCACATCGCCTGCCATGAGGGTGCCGGTACGGCTATGACCTGCCGGTCCTGTCTGCATTCGACGCCCATTGACGGCGGTTGGCACTGCGCCCGCCACGACCGGATGCTGGCTCCACCCGAGCAGCGTGCTGCCTGCGGCAAACATCTCTTCATCCCCGATCTCGTGCCGGGTGAGGTCGTCGATGCGGGAGACGACATCGTCACCTACCGCATGGCCGATGGCTCCTCCTGGTCAAATGACGCTCGTACCACGGAGGCCGCGCCATGCTGACCCTGCGCCCATACCAAAACGCTGCGATCTCTTCGATCTACGGCTATTTCCAGAGCAACACCGGCAATCCGCTGGTGGTCATTCCAACAGCTGGGGGCAAGAGCCTCGTCATGGCCGCCTTCATCGAAGAGGTGCTGAAGGCCTGGCCTGATCAGCGCATCCTGATCGTGACCCATGTGCGCGAGCTGATCGCGCAGAACTATGCCGAGATGATCGGCCTTTGGCCTGACGCGCCAGCGGGCATCTATTCGGCGGGTCTGGGTAAGCGCGAGGCGCAGGCGCGCGTCTTGTTCGCAGGCATCCAGTCGATCCATCGCCGGGCCCGCGAAATCGGCCACACCGATCTGGTGCTGATCGACGAGGCCCATCTGATCCCGGGCAAATCAAGCACCATGTATCGGCGTTTTCTCGATGCGCTGAGCGCGATCAACCCGGCGCTGAAGGTAATCGGTCTCACGGCCACGCCGTTTCGGCTCGACAGCGGCATGCTGCATGAAGGCAAGAACGCGCTCTTTACGGACATCGCCTACGAAGCCACGGTCCGCGACCTGATCGATCAGGGCTTTCTAAGCCCGCTTGTTTCAAAGCAGCCCGCCACCCGGCTTGATGTGTCGAAGGTCGGCACCCGCGCTGGTGATTTCATTGCCCGCGACCTGGCGGCGGCGGTCGACCAGGAGGCGACTACCCGGGCGGCTGTCACCGAGATCATCGAGTATGGCAAG